AAAACAAACCAAGCACAAAAAAACTCGAAACATCAAAAGATCCTCTAGACATTGTAGAGGAAATAAATAAGTCTGTTAGTTACCGTAGTGCAGGCGCAGCTTTATTGCTCCACCTTTGTACAACAACAGATTATCGCGCAATACGCGATATAGCAGTGGAGTTTGTAAATAAGTGTTCTTCGGAATACCGAATCAAATCCACGTCAGCGGTGTATCGTGGGTTTAAAAAGAACGCTAGTAAAGTATTTGAACCAACTGAACTTTCTCCCGGAACCCCTCGTCGTGATTCTTTCTACGTCTGCCCTTTATACATCTCTCTTCGTTCGGGCTTGCTCTATTGCGACAGTAATGGGCTGCTGTCTCTTCGTCAGCAATATTCCTGTGGTTCACGACGAGAGGACGCTAGCTCCAAAGCTGAAGCGATGAAGCGGATGTTCTACACATTTAAACTAACCGACAAGGGAAATCAAGTTAAAGAGATGTGGGGAGACATTGAAACATACCTTGTAAACTTCTACAAATCTCGTCAGGCTTGATCGAATGGAGACTCTAAATTATCCTAGAACTTCGAAAACTCTCACTGAAATTTGTTTCGATGCCTTCAACGAAACTATTGGGGAGTTCATTGACGACTTAGAACCAGAGGAGATTATGGATTGTTTCCGAGGAGCAATCTGTCATAACATTGATTACCACACGGGTGAGACGGGGAAGTTTATGGAACTACTTTCTTATGTAGTTCCTGAACTGGAAGAAGAATCCGAAGAGCAAAACGACGTTTATTAACTTTTAGGTCTGCGGCGTCCTCGCGGTTTGCATTGCGGGGGCGCCTTTACTATTTTCTTTTAAACTTCTAATGCACATCAACTACATAACAACACCCGATACGTACACCGAAGCCATTGGAATTCTTACCCAACATAAAAAGATTTGCCTTGACTTCGAAACAACAGGGCTACAAGCAAGATTGGCTAAACCGCGTTTACTCCAGTTGTGTGACAGCAATCCAACTGATGAGGATCGTATTGTTTATGTTTTTGACTTATTTAAAGTTCAAGCTGACAGCGCGTTAAAGGAGTTAATAGAGTCCCGCGAAATGATAATTGGTCAAAATTTAAATTTTGACTTGCAGTTCTTATATGAGTTAGGAATTGATTTTAAAAACAAGATTTATGATACTTACATTGCTGAGCGTGTATTGCGTTCAGGTTTTAAAGAAAAAAAGATTAGTCCTCAAGCTCAAAAACCTTACTTTGCGGATTTGTCGTGCAGTTTAAAAGCCATCGCACTAAGGCGTCTTAACATTGAACTCGATAAAGAGCAGCGTCGAACAGATTGGTCTCAACCCGAACTAACGTTAGAACAAATAGAGTATGCAGCAAAAGACGTTGACGTACTGCCACGCATTGCCGCAGATCAACTGGAAGAGCTGCGTGAAGAAAATTTAACTCCTATTTATAGCGTCGAGTCGCAGTGTGTTCGCCCTGTGGCTTTAATGTGTCACACAGGATTTGGGGTTGATGTAACGAAATTAATGGTGTTGCGTAAACGTATTGAGGATGAACTGGTTGCAAAAACCGAACAGTTTATTAACGAACTTGACTCTAGACTTCCAGAAGATTGCAAACTTCCAAGGTCTAGTGACGGTTCTATTGCTGTTGGAAAAAAACCAAAGAAAGAATTCAACCCCGGATCAACAGCCCAGATTGTCAATGTCTTTAGTTCTTGCAATATCGAGTTGCCTAAAGATGCCACGACGGGCAAGACCACGCTTAACCAAATCGCCCTTTCTGAGTTTGATAGCGAAGACTCAACCTTGATTCTGTACCGAGAACGAACTAAAATTGAGACTCGATTAGAGCATGTAAATAAATTAATTAGTAATATAAACCCTGTAACCCACAGGATACACTCTGGTTACAACCAAGTTGGTGCAAACTCCGGACGTTTTACCAGCAATGGATCCCCTAAAACAACTAAAACACAGGGAAAAACAGTTTATGCAGTAAACATTCAGCAAGTTCCAAGGTCAAAAGATTTTAGAGAATGCTTTATTGCCGCTCCAGGTTATAAGTTGGTTATTTGTGACTGGGCTCAAATCGAGTTACGCCTCGGTGCGGAGCTCATAAACATAGCTCAGATGAAAGAAGCTTTCGTTAAAAACATTGACTTACACACCTTAACTGCCAGCCTGATATATAAAATTGACATTTCTTCGGTTACAAAGGAGCAGAGGCAAGAAGGTAAGACTCTGAACTTTGCTCTCTTATACGGTATGGGTTACCGAAAATATAAAACGTATGCTGCTCAAAGCGGAAAGATGATTAGTTTATCAGAAGCTAAGATTGCCCACGCGGCATTTCATTTGGCTTACCCTCGTTTACGGGCGTGGCACCAAGAAAGAGCATCTCTGGTACAAGAAGGTTGGGCTTATATTCGAACAGCTTGCGGAAGACGACGGCTATTAAGTTACGATGATGCGACAATGATGTGCAGCGCCAACACACTAATCCAAGGAAGTGGGGCTGATATTTTAAAGTTGGCAATCGCGGATTTAAACAAACATTTAAATGAAGATGTTCGATTGGTCGCTGCTGTCCACGATGAATTGGTACTTGAAGTAAAAGAAGAATTAGCTGAGACTTATAAAGAGATTCTTGAGACAACCATGATTAAATCGGCTGAAACAGTTTTAAAATCAGTTCCTTCTTCTGCTGACGCTTCTGTAGGAAGTTCATGGGCCGCAAAATGACTAAACTTGCAGAGAAATCTTTATTTTCAACACAGGTTGAAATGGCTGCAAAACCTGAGTTAACACTTCGAGAGGCGTGGGTTATCCAAAACCTAGATGGAGACTACTTACGTTCATTTTTACAAGACAATACGGTCGTTAGTTACTGTTCCGAACGAGACGACGCAGAATGGTTTAATACTTACGAAGAAGCTTCTCTTCGTGCAAAAACTCTAGATATAGTAGTTCGTAAAGGACACAAACTACACAGATTTATGACCAGAAGAATTAGCTTGTAAACTTGCTAACATGGAACAGAACTAAAAAAAACCCATGCGCTTTGCGGGAGATACTTTTAGTCAGGCCGTAGAACAAGAAGAGGAAAACCCCTCTACTCTGACTCGTTACTTCCCTGACTTAAAAAATGTATATAAACCGGCTCTAAAAGTTAAAAAAGAGCAACCTAAGACAGATGCTACTTCTGTCTCAAGGACAATCAGCTAACTGTTAACCTTCTTCAAGTATTTATCTCGTGGCTTATTTTTTCGGTGGAAAACGATTAGAACCAGGTAAGCCTTTTTCGGCTGGGGATACAATGTTCCCAGAAAACTATTTAGATTTGTCCACGCCGGAAGAAAAAAAAGCTCTTGGTATAACAGAACAAGAAGATCCCGAACCAATTCGTATGGCTGGTGAAGGCCCTACCTCATCAGTAGAAGAAACCTCTCCAACAAAGACAGCCGATACAACTTCTTTTCCAGAAACAGATATTGATGATTCAACTAAACAATTTTTAGATTCTTTAGGACAAGATTTTTTTGATCAGTATGTTAAACCTCAATATGCAGGTGATAAATTTAATGTACAAGAAGGCAGACTTAGATACAACAAACCAGAGAACCAAAAAGGAGGTGTAATAAGATATGCAAGACCTGATGCGATTACTCCTCCGCCTACAGAGTTTTTACCTACTACAGGAGAAACACCCGCTAAACCTACTACAGGAGAAACACCCGCTAAACCTACTACACCTACTACACCTACATTTACACCGCCACCTGGCACTTCCCCTTCTATAACCTACCCTTCCGCACCGGATTTTAAAGCAGAAACTCCTTCTTCTGGAGGTGATGATGGCGGAGGTGATGATGGCGGAGGTGATGATGGCGGAAGAAATAACCCTCCTTTAACTAACCCTCCTTTAACTGAACCTCCAGGCAAAGAGCCAGAAGATACATTTAAAGTTCCAGAACCGACACCTACACCTACACCTACACCTGAAGCTACACCTACACCCAAGGCCACGCCGCAAATTATGGCGATGGAGAGATTTTATAAGCCTGGAGGGGGGCATTTACAAACATCGAACCCAAGTGTCGAAAATCTCGAAGGTTTTACGAGGGAGGGTCCCTCTTTTAACCTGTATAAGGATGAGAATTTATCCGAAGCTTCCGACGTATATAGAATATTTAACCCTTCAACAGGCAATCATCTACTGACGACAAATAAAGCGGAAGTAGACGCTGCAGTTGCGGGTGGTTATCAAGCTGAAGGAGTAACGGGAGAAGCCTATACTTCTCCGCGAGAAGGAACCGAAGCAGTTGAACGTTATTACAACGCAGTAACGGGTCAACACTTGTTAACTAAAGACCCTAACGAGATGGCCACTTTAGCGGAACTAGGGTATAACTATGAAGGCACAGCTTTCTATGCACCTAAATAAAACTAGTGTTACTAAAAGAATATAATCTCGAGTTTACTAAGCAAGATAAAAAAATTCAACTTCACATAGAAGCTAACAATAATAACCACGCGGTAGCTCAAGCAGAGGATATCTGCCGGGCACTAGATACAAACTCTTATTTACTAAACTACGGAGATTGTAAACAGACCAACCTTTCTGAACTATTTAAAAAATTAGCTTTAAACTTATTTGACTATAAAGTATGTGAGCCTTGGAATGGTACATTTAGCAATAATGTTCCGTGTCTCTACGTATTTAAACAGCGTTACTATGTAAGAAATTTAATTTTGAAATACCTAGACGTTCCGCGAGAAGGTGCTGTAGCCCGTCCAAGTTGCAATTGTAAGTCATGTATAAACCCATATCATTTCTCTTACAGAACCGGAAAAAACTCGAAATTAACTGGCGGAGATACCAATATGCTACTAGCATTCATAAGCCAAGGTTCTGGCGTAAGCCAAGCAGCCAAGGCACTAAAGGTGCATCGCTCAACCATTTATCGGAAACTAAAGCATGAACATTTTTCTGTTGGGTCTGAAAATAACAGACACCGCGCAGGATAACGAAGGCGTTATTAACGTCTTAGCTGATGCTCTCCCGTCAAACGACAAAAGAGTTTCAACAAAGGTCCAATTAATCCAGGACAAAAATCACTATGTAGGTAAACTACTACAACAATTAAGCAAAAACGATTCTGTTTTAGCTATTGGTCCTACACGAGCCACGGTTGATGGTGTGCTTCAAATGCAACCAATGCTAGTTATCTCAAAAGATAACTTCGATGACCTGCTGGCAATCAACTTGTTTATTGCTGCGGGTGGTCTGGGTCCAAAAGCCGATGAGGTTGAGCTCTCAGACACCACCGTCACGAATCGTTCCCTTGCTTGGCAAGCGGATAACGCCGAAACGTGTTGGTTTAAATTGACAGCATGGGCTGAATTATCAAAACAACTATCAGATTTAGCACCAGGCACACCGACTATTGCGGTCGGTAAAGTCTCTACTAGCGAAAAAGATGATAAAAATTACTTAAATTACACCTTGGATAAGATTCTTTATCTTCCCAAGTCATCGAAGTCCGCCCCTAAAAAAGCAGTGGATCCTGAAAAAGGTAAAATTGCTGCGGCGGCTATTGGTTCAATCGATTTTTCCCTTTAATTCAGGTATCTAATCATGGTTTTTATTGCCGGTAAATTTTCCGAAGACGAAATTCTCGCCAACGTTCCTCCCCACACACTACGAATTGATCTTCAAGCTCGCCGTTGGAAATCTGATGTAGACTCTGACTCTGCAATTATCGATGCAAACGATAACGGCATTCCAATTGAATTTATCCTTTTGGGGTTTACCCCTTATTTTGGAAATCTTGGAATGCGGAACCAAGAAGAGTTCATGCGTATTGCTTTTATCGGTGTAACTCCGAAGCACCGGCTTTTGCCGCCACGCTGTGTAACTACCGCGATGATCTCAGGTAAGTCCAGTCAAAAGAATTTTATCTCTTATTTTCAAACCCTGTACAACAACAGGATTAACTGCGCTTCAGTTATCACGTCTAGTAAGTTTGTGACTCGTTCTTTTAACGAACGGGATCCTGTAACGGGAGCAGACGGTGCCAAGATTAATTTTAATGCCTTGGAGTTTAAAGACCGTCCGGCTCAAAATGAGCTTGAAGAAAAATTGGTCGAGGACGTTATCGCGTGGCTCGATTCGACGGGAACTGAATCTGTAGTGCATTGCTTGAAATCTCACATCCCTGGTTCGGACTTGGTAGAGCTGCCCCTTGGCTCAGATCATTCTGAAATTAAAGCTCAGTTTGCCGCTGCAAGGCCGCAAGCTTTAGAGGGAACAGGAATGGCTCGTATGTTTGCTCCTGTTGCTGCTCCAGCAGCAGAGGATGTAATCGTAGTTAAACCCGAACCCCCGCAGCCGAAACGAAAAAAAGCTGTTGAGCTTACAGAAGAACAGGCCAAAGCTCTAGGAGTTGACTTTTAGAGTACAGTAAACAAGTGAAGCCAATCGAGCGTCGGTACTCCCGGCGCTTTTTATTTTTAATTTTTATAATGTTTTGCCCAAACCCAGACTGCAACAGCGTTGTCACTAACGTTTTAACGGTCCGTCAGAAAAAAAACGGAAAAACCAGGCGTCGCTTTTGTCCCACGTGCGGCTTGAAATTTTCAACAGAAGAGATTCTGTTAATAAAAGATGGTCATAAATTAATAAACCCTTATAAAAAAGAAAACAGAAACAGACAAGGTTCATGTAACCCAGGGGCAATATTGACAGATACCAATGTTAGAGATATGAGAAGATTATATAGAGAAGGCAAGACTCAAAAAGAATTGAGCATCAAATACGGTATGAGCAAAACTCAAATATATAGAATTATTCATCGCTTGAGCTGGAAGAACATTTAGTAGAGTTTCGTTTTAACGGATGGTCAACTTCACGTGGAGTTAAAAGTTCCGTTAACGGAGGAAGCATTACGCCAGAGCGAACACACCAAGAAGACAAAGCCGAGAATAAACGTTTATGTAACAAATGCTGTCTATGTACCATTTCAAAAACCTCTATAAGTTGTTCTTTATTCAGCTTCCTAGCGTCCATGAGAACTCGCTGGTGTAAAAAATTCTGTTCTGTATCGAGCCACTCAAGATTTAACATTTAATAAACATGGAATATGACGACTATACCCACTCTTCAGTAGACAGGCAACCTTCCTGTCAGTACACTATGAATCTCCACATGATCCTCATGACCGACTTTTATGTAGTTCCAGATGGGGTGACCCATACGCTGATTAAGCACACGTTTATATCGGGAAACATCTTAGTTCCTTACGATCCGCAACACGTTTTAAGCACACAACTTCAAAAACATAAATATACAGTCACAACAAATGAAGACCCGAATAACTTATTAGATCCTATCTGGTGGGTGTCCATGCGAGAAAAAAAATACGATTGGGTCGTCTGCTCAACCATGGGTTTAAAAGACTACAGTGAATACATAATGGAATACGGAATGTCAATAGCGACTAATGGCATTGCTCTTTTAGATAGGTTATCGTTCTTAGAACCGGTGTTTAAACGAAGAACATTCCTTCTAAAGAATAAATTATCGAACATGGTTGTTTTGTCGCCACGGCCAAAATTTCGAGCTGTAGGTTCGACTAAAGACTCTGTAACAGCTTGTTGGTTTGTTTTCCAAAAACCGGACAAGTGGATGGATGGCACGATGATCAGTTACGCAGTAAATTGGGAAAACATCGGAGCCCTTCCGGAACTTCCAACATGACATCACGTAGCAGAAAATTCGAGCTTTTTCAAAAGGCTGTTGTAGACAACCTGACAAAGCTAAACGAAAAACTAGATAAGCTCTGTGCGCTAACCGTTTCGAACCAACTTCTGCAAGAGTGCGTTGGTCCAGACGGTAGCGTCAGATCAGCAGAAGAGTGTGGTGATATTGTCGTAGAAAGTTTTATGGCGGGTATCTGTTTAAACGAAGATTTAAATACCCGGTCTAAAGAATTTGATTATCAAAAATCAGAATTTTTTATTAATGGTGTAGACGAAGACGAGGAAGATGAAGAGGACGAAGATGAAGGTGATGATCCACAGGATTTTAATGCGAACAGGTGTCCTGTTAATGCGTTTTAATTAGGATACGCTAGAGTTTAGGTAATTCGACACAAACTTGTGTCCCAAACTCGTTTAACAATTGATGGTTTACGTCATTACGTTTGTGATGGAGTACATAGACCACTACCTTCAGTAACTAGTGTCTTATCCGCTACACAAACGGAAGATACTCAACGGAAATTAGCTCACTGGAATGTATTAAATCCGGGTGTAGCAGATGCAGCGGCGGCAAGAGGTTCGTGGGTACACGGTGCAGTCGAAAACTATATCCGAGGTCTAATTGTCAAACCGCCTCAGGATTTACTTCCTTTTTGGCAAGATCTTCCAGAAAAATTAGATGAGCTTTTAGAAAACAGTAAGGTGCTGTGGTCTGAAAAGCCATATAATCAGCCACAGTGGTCAAAATATGTGGGGGACGACGGTATTGGCAGAATTCATTATTACGACAATACTACAGGCCATGGTTATGCCGGTTGTCCCGACATAATTTATAAAGATCAAAACGGGGAATGTATACTCGCAGACTTTAAAACTTCCGCAGGTCCTTATAGTTATAGATTTCCAAAACCCACTATGGACTTAGACGAGAAAACTCGTAAGGCTTTAGTTAGTGGTGTTTTTAAATTAAAAAAGACAAAGTTACAGCTAGCTGCATACTCTATTGCTGCAGAGCATTGTCTAGGAGTTAAAATCGACAAAACTCGAATAATTGTGTCTACTCCTGTTCCCGAGTATTCAGTTCAAATTTTTACTTTTGGTGCTAACGAATTAGATATAGACAAGAAACAGTGGATGGAAGTTTTAAAGAAATTTTACTCGAAAGTTTAACCCGAGCTTTCGAGTCTAACCGTGGTCTAATACGGGACATCGTGCCAAAATAGTAAGACGGAGCTAGCCCATGCAATTTGTCTGTTCGTTAAATTCTGAAGTTAAAAAATATGTAAACCCTAAAACAGGGAAAATAAGTGCAGGTGGTAATTTTAAGTCATTCAATGAGAATTGGATTCCTGTTACCGAAAGCATTACTTTTATATCAGAACAAGTAAAAGAAGGCGAAGGTCTTTGTGCGTGGCATTTAATAGATGGCAAGCGCATTAAGGATAAGACTGGATGTATTCAAGCAGGCTTGATTATTATTGATATAGATAATCAACTAGACGGAAAAACAGAAGAAGGTGAAAAAATACAGAAGCAAGAGTTAACTCCTGATCAAGCACTCGAATTAGATCTTTGTAAAAACTATCTATCATCCGCTTATTACTCGCCTAGCTCCACGGTAGATTGGCCTCGATTTAGATTGGTATTTGGTTTAGAAAAACCGATATTAGACCCAGATTTTTTTCAATGGTTTACAAGGCAGATTTCCCAACAGATTCCGGGCTCAGATCGTAGAGCGACATTAACGGTAAATCTTTTTTACGGTTCAAAACAAGGAGAAGATCTTATATGTATTACAGAAAAATTCATACCAGCGGTAAAAATTGACGAAGCTTATATTGCTTACACACGAATCCCTAAAGAAGAATCTACAGAATCAGATCCATTAGAAGCGTTAAATGTTGAATATGCCGACGAAG